GGTGATAATAGACCTGCTATTATTAACGCATCCTTTGGTCCTACTATACCAACTGAGACATACCCATATGTTGAATTGAATGATGCTGGAGATGACAGTGGAACTGATGAGGAGATTCTAGATGATATCGAGGGTACGATCTCAACAACTAATAAAGTTATAGTTGTAAGATCTGCTGGTAATGGTTTTAAAAATTCAAGTGATGCATTCGCTGGACCAATTCAAACCAAATGTATTGCTGGTTCAAGGACTGCTGGATATGCTGACAACGCAACTGGTGGTATCAATACAGTTGATGTTGATCAGAATAAGATTTGTGTTGGTGCTACAGAATATAATGATAGGTGGGCAGACTTCTCTAACTATGGATCTGGTGTAACTACAGTTGCTCCAGGTGCTAAAATTCTTACCCCTGCATATGATTGGACTGCCAATACACCATATACAAGTACTGGTAACTACACTACAATTAATGGTACATCATTCTCAGCACCTATTGTAACGGGAATAATTGCTACATGGTGTGGTAAGAATGGATATAGTCTGACTACGAATAACATAGCAGGACTTGCTAAGGCATTCATAAGAGATGATGCTACTGCTGGAGACATAACAAAATCTGGTAATACAAGTTATCCTATCAATAGTATAGAAGATAAGAAGCTAATTGATAATCCATTTGAGACTACTAATGGTTCTGACTATCTTATAGTTAAATTCAATCCTGCTGATTCAGCACACTTCTTAGGTAATGTTGGTAAGAAATGTCAGTTAAGAACTACTGGATCAACTGGTGCTATGACAGTTGGTGGTATTGATGTTGCTGCATTATCACAAAGTGGATGGTTAACTATTCAGGCAGAGAGTGCAGTTAATAATTCAATCACTGTTCAAAACGGTAGCAATGCTACTGCTGGTACAACTGGTGGTGGATCTAATAACTATCTTGCACTTATAGATCCTGAAAGTAAGAGTCATGAGAGTGGAGATGGTGTTGTAAGTACATCAACAACTCTTAGATCTCAGACAGATACACAGGAAGCTGCTGGTACAGGAACATATACTAATGTAATTTACTATCCATTGGATAGTGGTGTTGACTTTAACTACGCTGATACAACAGCGATACTTACAGGTAAGCGTGGTGTATTCTTCCCATACATTGATACCAATGTAACTTGGGCAACTGGAGCAGGTAGTATTGGTGGACCATTTGCCAATGGTGCTACTCTAAGTATTGACCTAGGTTTAGCAGGATTAACATTCGCGAACGAACCAACCTTAGAAGCATATACTCTCAGTGGAGATAGTATTGCTGCTTCTGGTCTTGGGTTAGATTCTGCATCAGGTCTTTTAAGTGGTACGGTAACATCCAATTATTTGGATACCACATTTAATTTTACAGTAACAGAAAATACTACTCAGAACGCAAGGTCTTATAGTTTCACTACTACAGGTACTGGTGTTCTTGTTAATATCACTCAACAACCATCTGCTGCTTCGGTTGAAGCAGGTTCTGGTAACACTGCCACCTTTGGTCCTGTTGCAGGTATTAGTTCTGATGGATCTACTATCACATACCAGTGGGAGTATTCTACTAATGGTGGAGCAGGATGGTCTGCCCTTTCTAATGGTGGTGGTTATAGTAATGTCACTACAAATACTTTAACTGTTGATGATGATTTCGTAAAGAATACATATCAGTTCCGTTGTAAGTTAGACACTTCCACAGCGGTACAACCCTCATATACTGATGCAGTTATATTAACTGTATTCCGTGTAATTACAATAAGTAATCAACCAACAGATCAAAACCCAATTGCTCCAGCGGCTGCAATATTCACTACTGCTGGTTCTACTCTGGATGCTGCATCAGTTACATTCCAGTGGCAGAAGTCAGAGAATGGTGATGGAGTTAATTACGCAGCTATAGGTGGTGCTACTTCAGCATCATATAATACTGGTTCTACTACGTATGATGATAGTTACGGCGATTACTATCGTTGTGTATTGTCTGCTACGGGAGCATCAAACGTAATCAGTTCTGTTGCTCGGAGTTTAGTACAAAGAACTATTAACATTACTGCACAACCAACTAATACAACTGGTGCAGTTGGTGGTACAGAATCATTTGGTGTCACTGCAAATACATCTGATGATGACGCTGGAGATATCACATATCAGTGGCAGGTCTCGATTACAAGCGGTGCCTCATGGTCTAATGTTTCTACAGGTAGTGGTGGTACAAGTTCAACATATACTACTGCTACATTAACTACAACAGAAGACGGGTACCAATATCGTTGTTTACTTTCTTGCCCAGGAGCAACAACTATACCATCTAATGCAGCTACCTTACAGATTGAAACTGTAACAGTTGTAGTATCAACTCAACCAAATGCTGCCACAGTAAATGAAACTGCTACTGCAACATTTACTTGTTTAGGTGATGTTACTATGCAACCCGTTGGTGGTAATGCTGCATCATCTTCATTCGATACAGAATCCTTTGCTACTCCAACAGGAGGAGGTGGAGGAGGATTTGAAGGTCAATCTCACCATGAACCTTCGGTAACATATCAATGGGAGAAGTCAGATGATTCTGGTTCTAACTGGAGTACAGTTGCAGGAGCAACTAGTGCATCATATACAACTGCTGCTACAGTTTATGCCAATGACCATGATGATCAATACCGTTGTAAGTTAGATGCTACTGGAGCTGCTGCTTCTGCATATACAAATGCTGCAACTCTGACCGTACAAAGAACATTTACAATCACTTCACAACCATCGAACGTAACCGCAAACGAAGGTGCAACCGCATCATTTGCAGTTACATCCTCATCAAGTAGTGGAACTCCAACGTATCAGTGGCAGAGATCTGATGACAATGGTTCCAACTATAGTAATGTAACACAAGGTACAGGTCAGACTGCTGCTTCATATACAACTCCTAATTTAGTATTCTATTCATCTGGTATTGTAGATGATAGCTCTGACAGATATCAATGTGTGGTATCTCTTGCTGGATCTGCAGCTGCACAGACATCTACATTTGCATTACTGACAGTATTACGTGTCATAACTATCTCAGTACAACCAGCATCACTGGCTGTTATTGAAGGACAGACTGCAACCTTTAATGTTTCTGCTGCAATTACTAGTGGAGTTATTTCATACCAATGGCAGAAGTCAGATGATGATGGTTCTAACTGGAGTGCTATTGCGGGAGCAAATCTCTCAACATATACAACACCAGCAACAACTTATCCAGTAAGTCCAAATGCACAGTACCGTTGCGTCTTGTCAAATACAAATGCAACAACTCTTGTATCTTCAGTTGCTATATTAACAGTTAATGAATCTGAGTTTGTATCTACTCCTACATCAGTAACACCATTTGTTGATACTGATACTAATAGAACACTCTCAAGACAACCCAATATTACTACAGGAGCGTTTGTTTCTGAGTATGCTGGATCAACTCACTTCTCCTCATTCTGGAGAATCAGAAGAGTTAGTGATAACGTTACTGTATATGATACGATTAATTCATTTGCTAATGGTGATACAGGTAATAAGACTAGCTTTACTGTACCTGCTGCGACTCTAGAATTTGATACTGCATACGCAATACAAGTTAAGTTTAGAGATAACTCAGGACTTGAAAGTGCTTACACCTCAGCAGTAAACTTTACTACACCATTCGTTGACCAACCTGACATTCAAACAATCACACCTGCATTTAACCCAACAGTTAATGTTAATGCGATTGCATTGAAGGCTGGATATCAACACTCATCTAGTGACTGGCAGTTTGCTGAGGCAGATACTTTCGCTACTATTGTTCACCAATCACTTGGTAACTCAATCAACCTACTCACTTATACTCTTCCTGGTGCTGTTAACCTTAGTGCTAACACTACATATTATGTAAGAATAAGATTCAACGTTAATCCTACCTAACATGGCCAAACCTTCTTCCAAGCAGGGACTGGTTGACTACGCTCTACGTCAAAACGGTGCTCCTGTCCTAGAAATTAATATCGAAGATGATCAATTAGATGATCTAGTGGATGACGCTATTCAATTTTACAATGAACGTAATGGTGATGGTTATATAAGAACCCACGTGAAGATTAAGTGGAGTGAAGCCATGCGTGAGAACATGGTTACTGATAATACCACTACTATTGCAGATGGTACCTCTAATTCTTTAGCGGTTTCTTACTTAGAGCAAAATAATTATGTGAAGATGCCTGAGCATGTCACTAGTGTCATTAAGGTATTCCCATTCGTATCTAAGAATGTAACAAACTTATTTGATGTTCGTTATCAGTGGAGACTTAACGACCTTTGGGATTTAACTAACACAGAGATTTTGACCTATGAAATGGTCAACCGTAGACTAGAAGATATCTACTTCTTATTGGAAGGACAGAAGCAGACGAGATTCCAGTTGAGAGGAAACAAGCTTTACTTAGATCTTGACTGGAAGACTGATGTTAATACAGATGACTTCTTAGTTCTTGAATGCTATCGTGCCATAGATCCAACTGTTGATACTGATGTATACAATGATTTGTGGATGAAGCGTTATGTAACTGCACTAGTTAAAAGACAGTGGGGTTCAAACCTTATTAAATTCCAAGGTGCTCAATTACCTGGTGGTATTACTATGAATGGTGAATTCATTTATAGAGAAGGTAAAGAAGCAGTTGAGAAACTTGAAGATGAAATGCTCACGATTTATGAGACACCACCGCTTGACATGATAGGATGAGGAATACTTACTTCACCCACGGTACAAGGAATGAACAGTTCCTTTTACAGAATATTGTGGAGGAACACCTCAAGATGTTTGGGATGGATGTTCTATATTGTCCAAGGAAACTGGTTCAAAAGGATGGAGTTTTCAACGAAGAGGTAATCTCTGAGTTTGATGACTCTTATATTATAGAAGCTTACTTAGAGAATCCAGAAGGGTTTGGTGGTAACGGAGATTTACTAACTAAGTTTGGTATAAGACAGACTGATGAGATAACGATGGTTATTTCACAGCAAAGATTTTCAGATTTTATTTCCCAGTTTTTACTTCTTGATAAAGGTAAGACTGTTGAAGTGGCAGAGAGACCACAAGAAGGAGACTTAATATATTTCCCTATTACATCTAACTACTTTGAAATTAAGTTTGTAGAACATGAAGAACCCTTCTACCAGTTAGGTAAAGGGTATGTTTATAAACTCAAATGTGAGCTCTTCGAGTACAGCGATGAGCAAGGTGATCTATTCGAGGATGATGAAACTCTCATCGATTACGGTTACACAGTCAAGCATTACTACCTTACTACCAATGGTACAACTGCTACAGGAACAACTGTTCTTGATTCAGGTGCACTTAGTCAGGTATTGATACAAGACAATGGAAGCAAGTATAATGAAACTCCTACTATCACTATTGATGGAGATGGTACTGGAGCAACAGCAACCGCATATATGGTGAACATCACAGTTAGTGGTGGATCTCCAACCGCATCTGCTGTCATAAGAGCAACAGTTAAACAAGGTGAAATTAGATCTGTTACTATCACAGATGGTGGTTCTGGTTATGATGAGGATAGAGCAGTCTTACAGATAACTGATCCTGATTCTGGTGGAAGAGTTGCAACCTTAAGTCCAACATTTACTAATGGTGTACTTACCGCTATTAATATTCTTAACGGTGGTTCTGAATATAGAAGTGTTAAATTGGTTGATGTTACTGCTGGAGGTTCGGGTTATACTACTGCTACTGCTACATTTACTGCAGCACCTACAGGACTCACTGGGACGTTTACCGTACCAGAACAGGTTACTGGTGGTACTACTGGGGCAACTGCTCAGATGGTTGAGTGGGATGCACAGGAAGGTTGGATTAAATTGAAGTCACCAACTGCTACCTTTGCAATAGGTGAAACTATCATGGGATCAACCTCTGGTGCTACTATGGTCCTAGATAGTAGGAACGAAATGGCAACTACTGATACTAAATATTCTGATAGTGTCACATTTGAAACTGTAGCTGACGACATCATTGACTTCAGTGAAGGAAACCCATTTGGATTAGCAGGTAACTTATAATGCTAGGTGCATACACATACAACAAGATTATTAGAAAGTGCGTTATTGGATTCGGTACTCTCTTTAATAATATAGAAGTCCGTAAGGAAAATAAAGACGGATCAATATACAGTAGGATGAAGGTGCCTTTGGCATACGGTCCTCGACAGAAATTTTTAGCAAGATTAGAACAGCAAGCAGATCTTAATCAGAAGGTTGCTATTACTGTTCCCCGTTTAGCATTTGAGATGACGGGAATTAGTTATGATGGTTCAAGGAAACTGGCACCGACCACCATGATCCTCAAAGGTGATGGAAACAATTCAGTAAAGAAACAGATGACACCTGTTCCTTATAATATTGAATTTGAATTGAATGTTATCTCTAAAACTAATGATGAGTCTCTTGAGATTATGGAACAGATTCTACCAGTCTTTCAACCGTCATATAATATGACTCTAAAGATGGTAGATGATATGTCCGACTACAGGGATATACCAATCATACTAAACAGTGTTTCTTATAGTGATGATTATGAGGGAACTTTCGATGATAGAAAGATAACTCTAATCACAATGAACTTCACTGTTAAGTCATACATCTTTGGACCTGTTGGTACTCAAGGACCAATCAAGAAAGCAAAAGTCGATATCGCTACCGATTCCAAGATCACAGCTACAAGACAGATTGCTTATCAGGTTACACCAAAGGCACTTACAGACAAAGACAAGGATGGTACTACAGAACTTGCAGGTGCTATCACCGCAAGAAATCTCAGTATCGAGGTCGCAGACTACAGCAACATTC